TTTTTTTTTTCCATCCCACACATCAAGTCCTTAGACTTGATAACCTATAGCGCTCTATCTAGCGCCAGGACGTGTGAATCGGAAATCACATTTGAAAAGATCTTCTCTCGTACAGTTTACATATACTAAATTGTCGAACCAAGCATCACTTTCATCTGCAAACATCGGCTTGCCCATAAACTTGATAACAAACTTATCATGCTTACTGCTAGCCAACATCATTTCAACTCCATCTTGTAAATAATTCGTTTCAGCGCGCTTCGCAGCTAATTCGAACATCACATCTTCACCCTTTATATAAATACAGGGAACGGTAATTGTTTTATCATCATCTTTTTCCACCTTTTCTTTGAATGAATCGGAATAATCGGAATGAGAATACACGGAACTATTACAATCATCAAGCTCTTGAACCTTTGCGTTTATAGGGCTCTCCACATCAGTGGCACTACCATCTATTTTGATGAAGTCTTGACTCTCTTTTCAGTCTTGAGACCATCATACAAAACATGATAGTAAACTTTGAAGGCCACTCCATCGGTAAATTCCCACATAAACTTCACATTTGGCTTGTCTGAAGAAATAGGACGGATTTGCCTAGAGTAGCGCCCATCAGGTCGCATCTCAACAATCATTTTCCTACCTACTATATCTTCAACAGCCACATTGAACAAACCCTCCTTTTCCATAGCCACATCATCTAACTCTTCACCGCAAGAAGTAGAAGTAAAACCGGCTTTAACCTGCTGACCTGCAGCAGTGAAAACATATATGATCTCAATGTGACTGAGGAACACAGTTCCAAGGCCAACGAAATTTCCAGACAAATAGCTGTCAACAGCATATGAACCTTTCTTTTCTGTGTCAACAATTCGAATAGGCGTCAAGCCTAACTTATTCGGAATATCAGTAACGTCATCAACAACATTCTGCGTGTCAGTCTGTAAAGTGGCCATAATTGAAGAATCACAAGCTGGCAGTGTATGCCAACCACCCAGGGTCAACATAGTCAACTGCTACAGCTCCAACATTCTCAACCATGCCATTCATCGAATATGCAAAAGATTGTATTTCAGCAAGATTGTCAAAATCTCTTTGGGTCAGTTCAGGAATATCAGTCATTTCAAGCATTGTATATCTGTCAAATGAATGTGGAGGTTTCAAACCTTCTTTACGTAGATTGAACATTATCCGAGTCATGATCGTATGAGAATCCATTTCGTCTTCAGTCAGAACTTCCGTAAGAAGCTCTTTCAAATCGAAATTTCTTCTCCACATATCAGCATAGCCTAGCACTGCCTCTTGTCCTTTGCCAGAAGCGACCTTGTTCAAAAATCTTTGTAGTAACAGACTAGGATTTTTGAATAATATTCCCCTCACTACGCAATGAGAGGTAAAATCACCTCTCTTGGACACATATCTCTTGTCTGCGCACGGATCTATGGTTTCGAAAGGTCGGTATTTGGAAGATATCGTAACGATAGGCTTTCTCATTGTATCATCTCCACCATTAGCCATCGGATGCCCTGGAGGTATGTCAAACATTAGACATTCTCTAGCCGTAGAAGATATCGTATTGATTAGGAACGTCCAAACCTCCCCAGAATCTGTCATTATAGCGATGATATGCCCCTGTGCAACTTTGAAAAGTTTAAAGTTCTTAAACTGTTCTATTATGTCAGGAGGTATGTCGAACCATCGCATCAAGTTCTCAAAGACTCTGACAGCCCACCCTTGAGCTGCTTGATCTTGCCCAGTTTGGTCTGACATTTCGTAAGTGTCCGTAGAAGACAGATGTGTGGCGACCCAAGCTTCAAACTGTTCATATGTTTGCTTAGCATGGAAATGCCAGTAATCTGGTTTGTGCTTCAAGATCATCTCAAGCAAGTAAACTCCCCAAGGTCCTTCAGCGAAAAGCTGCCAATCTGGATGTATCCAGATAGGCTGCGGAGGTTTCGCTTTGGTGTTGTCTCCTTCTTTGATCTTGAGCTGCTGCTTTATGGTGATCATTATGGAATAGTCAGGATCAGCTCTATTCACGCTACTCTTCTTCATAGCTTCAGACCTATCTCCTCGTCTCTCTTGGAACTCTTCGACACATTTGTGGTAGAATATTTCATCGAAAGCTATCGGTTGATGCCAGCCCATGTATTTCCTGAATGCATCCCAACAAGCATCACCGAACTCACTCTGCCTTTGATAATTGGCCAAGTTGTTGTCCGCAGTGGAATATTTGATCCGCTGCTGCTTTGCATGGAGGTAAGAAACCTTATCATCAGCTCTCTGAAATGCTCCCCACCTCAACCTGGGGTCGTCTGAATATCGTTTGTCATCTAACTTGCCCTCAGCTATTTTCGCAAATACCCATTTAGCTCGCTTAGCATGCGAGCTTCCGGGCGCTGCCTCAATCATCTCTGCCAACTTCAAAGCTGCATCGAAACGAATCCTAGGTTGATCTGGAAATTGATTTGAATATTCCCCGTCTGCCTGCAATTCTGCCTCAAACCTATCTTGAATCTTGGAGTTCATCTCTTCTTCCCATTGTTCACGTAAGGCTATAGGCAATTTCGTGTCAGGGAGCGGTGTGTGCAAAGCAACGTCTTCCGGTTTGGGCTCTTCGGGTTCAAATTCGGGAGTTTCATCTATGAATGGTTGAAATTGCGGTTCGTCTGCGTAAGCAGGTTCATCCCGTTGCAATCTCGTACCACCAGTCCTTAGATCAGGATCTACATAGTTCTCCCAAACTTTAGCACCAGCATTGTAAACGGTGGGCCACCACTGTCCGATCTCATGGTAGTTCGTACATTTCTCGAAAGGACCAGCATGGTATAAAACCCAATTGTCCGGGAATGGTTTGGTCGCCTCTCTTATGCTGACACTGTGTTCAGGATTGAAGAACAGCTTTCTTCCTACGACGTACTTCTCCTTATAGTACTGCAAGTGTTTGAAAACTGGATGCGCAGCTGCGTACTGTTCATTTGAGCCATTAGGCACCCACTTGTAGACGAATAATATGTTCGCACTTCGAGTCATCGCTGTATATATGAGCTTAGGATCTCCCCCTCGCAAAACTCGCTCGTCTATAATTATTATGGCGAGAGGGAGTGTTACTCCTATACAACTCGAATATGATCGTGCATTGCGTCCACGCAATTCATCAGCAACGATTGTGTCGAAATGTGCTATATGAATTTCCATAGAAGCGTTAAACATGTCCAACAAACTTGCGTCAGTTTCGTGTGGGAAATGTGGTTTCAAATCACTCCACTCGGTCGGAACTACATTTGTGAAAGCCCAATGACCTCGGATTTTGCTGTAGCTAGGCATCCTCCAAAACGAAGCACTGAGACCACTCATCCGCCATGTGCCAATTATATAACCTTTGGTGTATGACGAATAAAAGTCCATCTCAGATATTTCTTCATTGAGTCTAGTAGGCTTAGGTGAATGCCAATTAGCCTGCCACTGATCTCCCAAGAACAGTTGAGCCTTCGCAGTCGGATTCAGAATGTGGTACAAAGCGATATACCCTGGTGGGTATTTGTTCTCATCAGCCACCATAATATTGGAATACAAGTATTTTGCCAAAGCAACTTCCCAAGTGGACACCATATCGCCATGCATCTTCTTTCCCCTAACATCCGGCGTAGTGGCGTCCAATTTGTCCCTATAATCGTCTGCTATGGCGTTTGTTGGGGCAACCACGTTCCACATCCCATAAATGCGCGTGCGTTTCATGTGCAATTGTGGGAAGGTACTCTTCCTGCAGCCTGGATCGCCCTGAACCACCATCATTTTCTTAGGTGGTCCACGATAACCGACATCAACAGTATTGCTCCAATTGAGTAGCATTTCCCTGTTCACAGGTGTGTTTATCAAGCCAACTTCGTCTGCAATTATGGCACGAACTAGACCTTCAGCTCTACTTCTCTCAGGTATCCAATCACTAACTTTTACCAAAGCCCATTGTGCTATCTGATTTTGGAACGTAGGATTTCTCATGACTGGTACTTTCCTAGCCGAACCTATCCTTAGAGGCATTTTGCAAGCCTTCAATGGCTTATAGTGGCCATCCTTCCATTCTATCTCTGCTTCAGCAGCATTGATTTTGTAACCATAATGGCTTTGTTTGCGATGGTTGCCTCTCACTATGATATGTACTCCAACGTGCAGAGCGACAGGTGTTATTGCTATTTCCTGTATGGAATTCATGCTTAACATGTTTGCTCTTGGGAAAGCTCTGAGCATATGCCAAAACACTATCTCGGGTGTGATTCCCAAGACAGCTGAGAGTGCTCTGATCAAGCAATCGTTCTCAGGCCAAGGTACTTTGGGGTGTTGCACAACATCTCTGTATGGCACTAAGTGAACCCTCCGGTCTTGACTGTGGGGGTACAACAAGTCCCATAATTTAGCACCGCTTGCTTCGAGCGTGGCTGTCTTAACATTAGACAATGTTTTCATTTTGATTTCCCATGAGCTCGACAATTCTTCGGTACTCCTTGGATCTTCCTTCAACTCCACGTTCTTGGATAGCATGTAAGGGGTCATCGCCTTTTCGAACTCGAGTTCGGCTTGCGTTTTCTGCCTAACTTGCACCTGAAGTCCATTTGATCTGTTGTCATTCAACATGCTCGGCATCCTTGCGCTATGCGAACCCAATATCGGTTGACTTGACACATTTGGTTTCTCAGTGAAGACATTTTCCACTAATGCTTTTGCTTTCTCCTTATTGTTGACTGCGTGAATGGTCTCGCAGAAACTGAGGTAATTGCTCTCTCCAGGTACTTTGCCTTGGAACAAATAGGTGCCGTACGTGGGACATGAATAGCAATGTCTTTTGACATCCATTTTCAAGTGAGAATATGCGCCTGAACTTGGGTCAATCCAATTTCTCATCCCTATCTCAGAAACAGTCTCATCTTCTCCCCAATCCGCACTTAGCGCTTCAAAGCTGCTATCGTCCGTATTTGAGGTACTTTCGCTATCAACACTTTCTTCGCTTTCGTCGTCAAAGATTCCCCCTAGCTTTTCCAAACCTTCATCATCGCTCGAATCACTAACCACCAACGTTTCACTCACTTCACTTTCCTCGAATAACACAGGTTTGCTGTTTGGAATGAATTTCTCCAAGCTAGCCTGCGCGACAAGTGTAGTTTTACCAGCAGTGCTAAGATTTGAGAGAGAAACAGTTGGCGTCCTATCAGTTATGCTCGCCAATAGTTCCTCCTCCTCTTCAGAGAGGTCGTTTTCATACACCTTCCTGAAATGCAACCGCTGGCTGGCTTTGATCGCGGGAATTCCCAACCTCTTCTGATTTGACCAAGTATTAGCCAAATGAGGGAACTCAATTTGACCTTTTGCGTCCAATTTCAGCTTCAACTTATCGTTCACCTTGAACCCGTAAGTCTTTAGCCAGTGTGTGAATTGGTTCCAAAAGCCCCTACCACTGTCTCTCAAATGAGTTTTCCAAGCCAACGAATATATCTCTGAATTTGGGTCGACCTTCGCGACAATGTGCAACGTAGGATACACTTGAACTGGATCACTTTGACTTATCATCATCATTGTACGCTCTCGCCAACGTTCTTTCATCACTTTGGTTAACCACTTGCGCGTGGCACCAATAGTGTGATACCATATAGCGTCACCAAATCCGTCAATATGCCTACTTTGCATTGAAGGCGGTTTTGACAATCTCTTGTATTCGAGAATCACTTTCACAAGCATAGGAAGTAAACCTATAGGGAAGTGAATATTTTGGTCTTTGACAAAGAGACGCCACTTCCCATAGTAGTTCTCAGGAGTGTCCTTCGGCATGACCAAAGCGTATTCGTACAGCTTAGTCAAATGGTCAACACGAATCATGGGCAATTCCGGTTGCTCCCGGAACACTTTCTCCAGTTTCACATATGCATATTCGGTGTTTATCTCGAAACTCGGCGCCAGGACGTTAAACGTACTATAGCAATGAAGTCTGGTATTAAGCATCCTAAACACTGTGCCACCATTCCAGACAACATCACCGCTATCACTCTCTATCCTTGAGGCCAATATCATAGTAGGATCGTATGGTTGTATGTACTTCTCCCCAACGGCGCCCTCACAAATGTAGACCAGCATTTTCCGCTTGGCAACATCATCATCAACCACTCTGAAATTGTAGAGTGAAGGTTGTGGACTTTGTTCCAAAGTCAGTGCCGCCAACGGGAATATACTCGTGCTTGTTATCTGAACAACATTCGGATTGCGTCGTTTCAACTCGACAGCGAAAGCCGGATCTAGATAATGCCAACTCTCGTCAAAATGCACGGCGTCAGTTGTTATGGGAGGTAAGCTCCAAACTTCATCGGCGATCGTGCCGGTCCCTGCGTATCTGCCAATGTCTTTGACATCAATGACAACATTCACCAACTCCAATCGGTAACCATGATTTGGTCTCAGCTCCTCAAGTGCGTTGACGACCATGTCGAAATGTTCTTGTTTCATGGATACAAAAGTCGTGTCACATCTGATTAGCTTGGGTAATTCCCTCATCAATATAATGCGCCTGATGGCAGCATGAATGGGGTGTGTGTGGGTTTTCCCAGCCATCAACCAAGGAATGCCAATCTCCTGCATGAAACTCTGATTCTCTTCAGGTATGAGATACGGGCAATACTTCTTTGCCTCATCTATCATGTCCACAGTCGGTATCTGCAAATTCTTTTCTATAGCGCCCCTGACCTCAGGTGATGCGTAGGTTTGCATAGCTTTGGTTATTGGATTTGTGCTCGGTTTCCCAACCAGCCTCTTCCTCACAGTTTTGATTTGCTTGGTGCACACAACATCTGTTCTGTATGTCTCCAATTTCTTCCTCAGCATAGACCAATTGAGATGTCCCATTCCTCTGTATATCTGGATCTGTTCACCTGTCTCCAGACACGTAACGGTAGGGTCACTGTAAGTCCTGCACATATAAGGTTTTGCAATGTGGAGATCACCATCCTCTTGCTCTTCCAAAAGAACGCCAATAAGTCGCATATCATGTACGCCCTTTGACTGCATGTAGTCCATCAACTCACACAGTTCATCAACGCTCATGGGATCATTCTCCTCGTAGTAAGCTTTGAGTTCCTGTGCATTTAAGTTTGATGGTGCTGCAGCAAATTCTGGTTTGAGTATGCACCTGTAAGTGTAGGCCATGGGTATCTTTGACCAACACAAACCAGCACCACCGACTTTCTTATCTCGACTCTTGATCTCAATTTCCTCGATGACTTCCTCTTCGATTTCCTCAAATTCCTCTTTCCCATCGATTCTGTCGGCTATCGCTTGCACCTCTTCTGATGGTTCATCAGGTAGACGCAATAGGAATTTGATGAGCTGCATCTGCTCTTCAGTTGGCAAAACTTCCAAGCCTGGTTCTTCAATTTCCCAGGTTTCGTCGCCGCCAACTCTCCTATTGTAGTCTCCATTCTCAAGTATCAGGGAAGCTTGCCTAGCGAATGGCCAACCATTCTGTGTAACAACATGCATGCCATGATTTTTCCCGTCCCAAGTAAACTCGAAAGCTTTGTTTTCGGGAACTCTGTCGCGTTTTGCCAATTCTCGCAAACATTCTAAAGCTGTAGGAGTTTTATGAACAAACTCCTTAGGATAATCACCAGCTTTGAACAACGACAAAGCACATTTGCCTGGCTTTTTCTGTTGGACTCTCTTTCCGGCTCTAACTCCACGTCTTCTTTTCGGCCTGTCTGTTTGAACCTCTTCTTGTTCAACATAAGGCAACGAACATAGCGCTGAAAGCAGCTGTCGTCCATTACCACAAGTAGATACGCAAAATTCGACGAAATTTATCGCCTCAATATACTTGATGTGTTCAAGCTTATGAGGCAAATGCTCGTTTATAATAGACTTTTCGTCCCTATACTTGTCTCTCATCGTGACCTCCCAAGCAATATCAGCCATTATGTCTTCATCCAAACCTAGATCAAGGTCATCATCTTCAATGGTGAGAACCGCCTCTTTGAAGTCCGCATTTTGAACTACGGACGAAGGCAAACCAGCCATGGAAGGCCAGCGTTCTTCACAATTTGAACAGTGATAGCCCCAACCTCGTACTTTCTCTACATAACCGCCACAACCCATGTGACGATTCATCCTAACGTGGTGACAAGGTATTTTCAATATTGGAACATGTAAGGGGCGAAGCTCACTCAGTAAAGAGTGCCTCAGTGAATCGGGCAAGCGATATCCGGACATCGCTGTCTTGGAACCCGAGAAATCATTGTGTTTCGCCAAGTTATCACGCTCACTAATCAACTTACTATGCTTTTGGCATACAGAGGTTGGTTGTGAGTCTCCACAGAGTCCGATGTAATCGAACCCCGCAGATTGTGCTCCCGCACCGGTGAAAACCTGACAACAAAACAATTCTTTCTTCACGAAGCACCCCTTACTGCAGCGTTGCCGCGCAGAGGGGTGGTAGAAGAGCATGCGTTTGCTTGAACGC